CTTGCAAGTCAGTGTAAGTCTTTTTGTTTTCAGCAGACAAAGCCTTGAACTCAGCAGTCTTCATGTAAGCCTCCACCTTGCCGAGTGTTTCTTGTGCCACATCTTTCAGCACATTGCCCACACCCTCAAAGGTTGTCCCCCAATCAATGTTAAGGGCAAGGCTCTTGGCATCCACTTGGCTCATGGCGGTGTCACGCTGCTTTTCAAGTGCCTTCACTTTCCACTGTTTTTCATCAGCAGTGCCAGCACCCTCATTCACCTCCTTGATCTTTTCGGCATATTCCTTGGCAATGGCATACTTTTGTTCTTGTATGGTTCCATACTCTTTCAAATAGTCTGTCATGGCAAGCAATTCGTCCTTCAAGGCTTCCTTGTTGGCATCCTCGATGGCTTTGGTTCGACTTTTCTCATTCAAGGCATTTGCCTGGTTGATGGCATCCGTCTGTTCTTTGGTCAGTCCATTCGTCTCAGTCGCAATGCCAGCTTTCTTGTTATCTCGTTTCCATGCCGTTTCTTGCTTGTTGATTTCGTTCTTCTGTGCCTGGTAGTCGTTTTCTATCTGGCGAAGTTTCTTCTCCAAGCCTTCTTGCATGGTATTGATTTCTTCCTCATCATTTTTGCGTTGCAGTTCCGCAAGTTCCTGACCCACCTTTTCCTTAATCTGCTTACGGCGTTCTTCCGCTGCCTCTTCCTTGGCTCTTGCAGCTTCGGCCTTGGCTGCATCCTTTTGAGCCTTCTCGCTGTCTTTGTCAGTACCAGGTTTGCGTGAATCATATTCCTTCTTGGCAAGTTCCATCTTTTCTTTCAGTTCCTTTGCCTTTTTGTCATATTCTTCTTTGGTTAGGTTGTTTGAGCCTTTGCTGATGAAGTCGTTGTATTTCTTCAATGCTGCTTTATAAGCCCTCTTGTCGGCTGCGCCCCAATCAGAACTTGATTTTCTTGGTTCATTACGGCGGTTCTGCTCAGATTTCAATTTGTTGAGTTGATACTGCAATTCATCCTTGGTGTATGTGCCACGGATATTTTTGCCGTCATTGGTTGTATAGCCATATTTATGACCAGACATATTCATTCGGGCAATGAGGCTTTCGCGCTCCTTTATCTGCTTTTTCAGATCGTTGTTGCTGACCCCTGTGAGATTGTCAAAGTAAGCGTTCACAGAATCCTTGCGCACCTGCTTGTTTAGGTTCTGTTGCTTCTTTTGAAGGTTTTTGAGTTCGGCTTCCTCTTTCTTGCTCAAACCTCCGACTTTCTTCATACTTGTACCAGAGCTATTGCTTTCAACCCACTTTTCCGCGCGCTGTTTTGCTTCAAGTTCTTTGATGCGTTTGTTTACGCTGTTGAGTTCGTTCTTTGGCTTTGTTATGCTTTGCCCAGCCTCCAACTCAGCAATCTCCAACTTGATTTTCTTGATGTTTTTCAGCTTCTCATACTCTGTGTCATATTTGGCAAAGATAGCAGGGTATTTCTGTTCGAGGCGATTCAATGCCTCACGTCTTGTGTCGGTGCTGAGAGCTTCATCACCAGCAATGGAACAAAGCTCTTCCATCTTGCGTTTGTGCTCTTCCTCAGCCTCAATGACCTTTTGTTTTTGCGCCTCATAGTCTTCATCGGCTGCTTGCATCAGTTCTGTTTCCGTCTTCATGGAAACCATTACGGCGATAACACTTGCAATGGCTGTGGCAACCAATACGTATGGATTGCTTAGCATGGTAGCGTTAAGCAGCTTCTGCGCTTTCTCCACCATGACAATCCAACCGTAGTGAATGGCTTCCGCTGCGGTCATGCCACCAATACCAACCGTTATAAGACTGTGGACTGCTGCCACCGTCATGCAAGCCGTGCGGTATGTTCCATAAGTGGCAACCAATCCCATCAGAACACGTCCGAATTGCTCATAATGTTCCACGATATAGGAGACACCACTAAGTGTTGTATTGATAACACCCTCGCTTTGCTTACCTAAGTCGTTGAACATTGTTGAAATAGCATCTTCGATGTTGCTTATCTGTCCTGATATGGTCTTGCTCTGTTTCTCCATCAAGCCACCGAACTTACTGCCTTCACCAGTAAGGTTCTCTATGACTTTCTGCACTTCTGGGAATCCCACCTTGCCAGCCTCCACCAAGTCCTTCACCTTGCTTTCTGTCACACCAAACACCTTGGCGAGTTCCTGGATCATCGGAATGCCACGACCAGTGAACTGGTTAAGGTCTTGCGTGTAAAGTCTGCCTTGCGCCATCGTTGTTCCGTACAGATAAACGAGGTCATTCAATGGCATACTAAGACCTGCGGCAATGTCACCCAGACGAATCAAGGTTTCGTTCACCTTCTCTGCATCCATGCCATACGCCAAGAGTTGTTTCGCACCCTGTGCCACACCTTCAAGGTCAAACGGTGTCGTGGCTGCTGTATGAATCAGCTGAGCCATCAGATTATCAGCTTTGTCTGCACTGCCAAGCATGACATTGAAAGCCACCTCCAATTTCTGGAATTCGCCCCTGACAGTAGCGACCTCCGTAATAACCTGCTTCATGGAAAAGGCCATGCCAAGCCCCATGAGCGACTTTTTCACCTTGTCGCTCACGTTTTCCAATCCGCTCAATCCTTTCTTGGCTTCATCGGTGTAACTTTTTAGGGCATCCATCTTTTTGTTTACCCTATCAAGTCCACCGCTGATGCGGTCAAGGAGTTCAATTTCTATTGCTACCGTCTTGCCTTTGCTCATTTCAATTTACTTTGGAAAAATCCTACAATGTCATCGGCTTCCTCCTTGGCACTTCTTTCGTCCTTGGGATTGCCGTTCTTTTTCTTGCTAACATAATGTGGGGCATCACTCAGCATCATAATCAAGGTTTGGTAATTGACACCATTAAGGATATAGTCAACGCTCCAACCTGTTTCGCTTGCTATCTGCCACACAAAACCGAAAGGGCTATGGGAACCTTCGTATTCGCTCGTTAACTCCCTTTCTTCTTTTGGCTCTTCCTCAGCTTCATCGGATTCACCGCTTCTGCCGATTTGATAATATCTGTAAAACTGTCCGTTCCCATCAGCCCGACAAATTTCTTTATCACGCTGACAAGATACTTGTTTTCCATCCAGTTTCTCACAACCCATGCCGTTAAGCCAACAAACAGATGTCGGCTTATCCAGCCACGACAAAGGGTGTAAGCTATCATGCGACTGATTTTCTTGCCATGATCAGCAAGGAATCTCATTTCTTCCTCCTTGGAGAAATGCCACATTTCTTCGCTGGTCACGCCCATTGCCAGCCATTCCCTTGCAATTCTGATTTGTCCTGCCAAGGTGGGTCGGCGCATGGTCACACGTAAATGGATGGACTTTTTGCAAAAAGGAAGGTGCAACTCCTTCAATGGCACTGAAAGACCAGTGTCCAAAAGGGCTTCCGCACCTTCCTTTTCTATTAGTCTGATGGTGTTCTCATCCATACACTAAACCTTCACGCTGTTTGCCTGGCTGGTGGATGATGCACTTAATGGATTGGCCGTGTCATTGATTTCGTATGGCGCACTACCATCAGAAGGCTTGTTCACCTTCAACTGACATTCCAGCTTCGATACCTCTGTAAGTGTGAGCTTGCCACCGAGATTGGCCAAGATTGTTGCATTCGGTATGGTGCAAGTCTGGCCTGAAACAAAGTCAATAGTCCATTTGCCTGAAAGATGCACAAGACTTGTTGGTGCTTTCCAGCCTGTGTACTTCCCAGTAGTTCCTACGAGAGTACCACCAAGCACCATCTGAATGTTCTCGTAGTTCAACTGTATGATGTTGAATGTTGGCGAGATTGTTGCATTTTTAGTTGGAATTGTCAGCACTGGCGCATCGGGAACTTGCTCTGCATCAATGTCAGTACTCTCAGGCTTTGTGCCGCCCCAGTCCCATGAACCTTTCTCAATGTAGCCAATGGTCTTTTCACCAAACTTTACGGCTCCAATGCCGTACATGAAATTCTTATTCATTTTTTTCTTGTTTTGATTGTGATTATTATGCCAGACACCAGTCCGACAATAAAACTGAATATTGCCACTTTAACAGGGTTTGAACATTGTTCTTTCTCTGTTTTAATGGTGTTAGAGAGTTCTGCGTTTTGCTTTGCCAGCTTCTTGTTTTGTTCCTCATAATAGAGGCACAACACTTGCAAGCTGTCACAAGAGGCATCAATGTATATCACATCTTTACCATCTTGCTTTCCAACGCTTGCCTTCACGTTGGCACGCCCTTGCTTGTTACCAAAGGATGCACCAGACGGCAAACAGCCTATGCTGTCAAGTGGAATGATCAGATGCACCTGGTCTTGTGGCACCTTTTCCGTCCACATTATTTTTGTCGTGGTCTGCTTGCTTTCTGCGCTGTCCCTTACCGCCTTTTCCTCTGCCTGGGTTGTCATCGTCTTCGTCGAGCGACAACTCACTGCTGACAGGGCAAGAATTGCGATGAGGACAAAGTTTGATAGCCTCGATCGCACGACTGAGCCGATTGATTGAAAGACGTGTTCTGTGGTTCTCAGCCGTAAGCACTTCCACGACCTTTGTGATGTCTTCATATTTCTGTTGTGTTTCCAACAACACCTTTGAAATGTCTTCGTACATACCTTTATAAGTATCATGCACGACCTTGGCATTCTTGGCATTGTTGGCTTTTCTGTTGGCAAACCAAACGATGGCAGCACCTATGCCGCCCGATGGTATTGCCCACTGGATGAATTGCAGTAAAAAGTCTGCCATCGTTATCTTTTGTTTTATGGGGTTAAACTTGCTTGATACCTATTGAGCGCAACCACTCTTGCACGTTGAATGATGGGCAAGCCTTGTGGCTGTTCAGCTCGTTGTGGCCAATGATGCGGATGGAAGGGAAACGTTCATGGAAGTTGCGCACATATTCGGTCAAAGCCTTTTTCTGTGCGTCTGTTCGGGTGTCCTTGGTTGTCTTTCCATCAGAGGCAAGACCACCGACATACACCACGTGACGGCTCACTGAGTTGAAACCTGCTGCACCATTGGTGATTTCCCATGGATCAACCTCAGCATCCTCGTTGTTCTTCACAAGTCGTTCCACCTTTCCGTCAAGGTGTATCATGTCGGTATAGCCAACTTGCTTCCATCCACGACCGCCCTTGCTCACTGGGTCGGTGTGCCAGTGGCGAATTTCGTCACTGGACACCTCACGACCTTCTTTTGTTGCGGTGCAATGCAGCACCAGATATTTCATTCGTGACATGACTATGAAGCACTGTAGTCGCTCATCATTACGACACCTGCATCAGCCTTCTTTGGCATACAGATGAAACGATGGCGGAAGTTGATTTTGTTACGCTGGTACTCAGGATCGTTCTCTGATGCGCTCCAATACATCTTGGTCGAACCAGTGGCCTTGAATACACGAGGAACATAGAAGGCAAATGAGCATTGGAACTCACCTGTTTCAGCAGCCTTGCCCAAATCCTTCTTTACACCTGCTGTGGTATAGAGAGGATTGTTTGCAAACTCGTAGATGTCGAAGCCATACAAGCGGCCAACGGTTCCGTCATTGCGGTTGATGTTGTACTGCTCACGGAAGGTCTGCTCAGTTTCCAGAAGGTCATTGATGTGGTCAGAGCAAAGCACCGCTCTTCGTCCCATTGCTGGAACTCCCAAGGCATCCATCTTGCGCTTCATATTGAGCAAGTCTGTCTTGGTCATCTTCAAGCGTCCTGTTGCAGCATCTCTCTCACCAGTGGTTTTCAGCACTGGTGTCTTAGCTGTGTTCTGCTTGGCACAGAGTGCATGGGCTGCTTTGGCAAACTTGGCATCATTGATGGCATTTCCATGTGCTTCCTTCACACGTGCAATCTTGTCGTAGCTGATGGCATAAAGCTCATCGTCAGTGATAGGTGTCACCTTGGTCTGGAACTTGTCAAGGCTGATGCTGATGTCCTTGTCATCCAGCTTCTGCAAGTCAATAGGATATGTGGTGTTGTTGACCAATACATCAGGATCAACACCTGCATCTACCAAGTGGATGACATCATTCTCCACCACGCTTGATGCGTCTGGAATGCCGTCAAGCCAAGTGGCTTCCAAGCCACGGCGAAGATACTTCACCATTTCACCAGTCCACACCTCTTTATATACTCCAGCACGCAATGCGCCCTGAGCTACCTCACCGCCTATCACGGTGGCGATGCAATTCATGCCTAAGGCTCCCACTACAGGTGAAAAGCCAAGGGCTGCACCGAATACACTGCCAGTAATGCAGTTGAAAAGCACTGCCATTGTCAGTGCAAGCAATCTGTTCATTTTCATTCTTCTTGTTTTATGGTTTGACATTTTTAGATTTCACACTCCATGCCATACTCTGCCTTGAAAAGACGCTTGTATTCATCGGGATTCTCCGAGCGCATCTTTTCCAGCTCTTCGCCTGGCACTTCACTGAACTTGGAATAAGTGGTTTTCTGCTGAGTTGGCGCACCACCCTGATGGCCGACTACAGAACTGAGCTTCACCATCGGACTCATGGCTGCAAAAGTCTGCTTCAAGTCATCCACGCCAATCTTCTTGCCGAGGTTGATGAAATGCTCCTTCTTGTCTTCACTGATGCGTTTCTCAGTGATGGCTGTCTCCACGGTTGTTGTAATGGCAGAGAGTGTGAGCTGGGCTTTCTCCTTGGCAAGCGTCTCTTTCTCTGTCTCTGCTTCCTTCAGCGAATTGATTTTCTGAAGGATGGTCGCCTCGTCTGCCGTCTCAGGCAATCCGAGCTGTGCGCACAAAATTTTCTGTTCCATTTGCTTGTTGTTTAAATTTTTGTTGTTACTGAGCAAGGTCAGCGGATTCTTTCCGTCCTTGCCTAATGTGATTTGTTCGCCGTTCTTTCTCATTACGATGGCATCGTCATTGGCTCCTATGTCCACAACTGACACTTCAAAGAGTTTGCTCTTGGTGATGGTCTTGTATTTCTGGCCAGGAACAATCACCTCTGGGTCTTCACTCTCTTCAACGATGTCAATGCCCACACTCACCATTTTCAGGCTACCGAACTCCCATTGCTTCTTGCACTGCTTGGAGAGTGGTGTGGCTTCATCGAACATCAGTTCACCAGTCACCTCATCGTTTTCCACTTTGAGGTCTTTCACATAGCCAATCACATTGCCACGTTCGTGCATATAAAGAAGTACGGGATTGCGACAATACTGCTGTACATCCATGCCTTCTGTCAGTACACGACTACCGTAACTGTTAAGGCTGTTGTTTGAAATTCTTACTCGTTTCATTTTCTCGCTTTTTGCGTTTTGCGCTGCAATATTACTGCTTAATTTGTTGACCGCCAAAAAAGTGTGAAATGATTGCACACTTCTATGAAATGGTTGCACACTATTTTGGTGATGCTACCGAATTGTTGCAATTTTGCAGTGCATTTGATTTTTTAATAAAGTATTGCACATGACAAAAGCTGAAATAGAAAAGAAACATTCATTGGCTCGAACACTGTTCATGTCGGGTATGGAACAGGCTGAGATTGCCGAAAAGGTGGGCATCTCACGTGTCACCATATCCAAGTGGTGTGTGGCTGATGGATGGAAGGAGGCACGTGCGGCCAAGAGTGTCACACGTCCCGAACTGGTCAATAAGCTGTTGTTGACCATTGATGCGCTCATAACGCAAGTGAATGAATCTGGTGATCCAATGGCGATGGCTGGACTGGGTGACAAGCTCGCAAAGCTCTCTTCTGTCATTGAGAAACTTGACAAGAAAGCTAATGTGGTGGATGTCATCGAGGTGTCCATGATGTTTAGCAAGTGGTTGGAGTTCCGTGCCAAGTCTGACCCTACGATAACAACCGAGCTGATGAAGCAAATCAATCATCTGCAAGACTTGTTTATCATGGAACAGATGGGTGTTAAATAATATAGGTATATGGCAACAGCAGCAGAAAAGAAACTCGCATACGAGCAATGGAAGGAACGGTGCAAGCAAGTTCAGTCTTTCACCGACACCTCTCTTATGCGCAAGGAAACGCCCATTGAGAAGGAAAAGCGTATTCGTAGGCTGCAATCCAATTATGCCGCATTTTGCGAGTATTACTTTCCACACTTCTTGCAGCTTCGTGACAAGACCACTGGTGAGGTGATTCGCACCATTCACAACGCTCCCTTTCACAACCAGGCTGCACAGAAGGTGAAGAACACCCCAAACCTCAAAGCGGTGTTCATGTGGCCACGTGGGCACGCCAAGTCCACCCACATGGACATCTTTACCCCTTTGTGGCTGATGTTTCAGGCAAAGCGTCTGATTAACTTCATGGTGGTTGTGGGCAAGTCTGAGGATAGTGCCAACCGCTTGCTTGGCGACATTCAGGCTGAATTGGAGTACAACCAACGCATCATTGCCGACTTTGGCGCACAGAAGAACGCTGGTGACTGGCAAGAAGGTGAGTTCAAAACCAAGGACGGCGTGAAGTTCCTTGCTTGTGGCCGTGGACAATCACCACGTGGTTTGCGTGATCGTGAGGCACGTCCAGACTACATTGTCATTGATGACCTTGACGATGATGAGCTTTGCCGTAATGAAAAGCGTGTGCATGACCTTACCGACTGGGTGAAAGAAGCCCTTTTCGGTTCGCTTGACGTGGGTCGTGGTCGCTTCATCATGGTGGGCAACCTCATTTCCAAGACTTCCGTTCTCTTCAACCTGGCACATACCAAGGGGGTGTTCCTGTCTAAGATAGTGGCGGTTGATGCTAATGGTGAACCTGTCTGGCGTGAGAAATGGACAAAGGAAGAGGCTCAGGCATACGCCGACTTTGTGGGGTTCCGTGCCTGGAACAAAGAAATGATGCACAATCCTATCAAGGATGGCACGATATTTCGCCATGACTGGATCCGTTACAAGAAGGTTCTTCCACTCAATAAGTACGACCAACTTATTTGCTACACCGACCCTTCTTTCAAATCGACCACGGCAAACGACTATAAGGCTTCACGCTTTTGGGGCAAGATAGGCACTGAGTTCCATTTGATTGATTGCTATGTCCGTCAAGATACCGTTGGCGGTATGGTCAGATGGCTCTACAACCTTTATGAATCCTTGCCTGATGATGTCACGGTGTCGTTCTTCATGGAGGCGAACTTTCTACAGGACACCATCCTTGATGAGTTCACGGAAGAGGGCAACCGCCGTGGCTACCAGTTGCCGATTACAGGCGACAAGCGCAAGAAGCCAGAAAAGTTGCAGCGCATTGAGGCAGTTTCTCCTTTATGGGAACGTGGCTTTGTATTCTACAATGAGGCGTTGAAGGAATCTCCAGATATGCAAGTGGGCATCGAACAGACGCTTTCACTCGAACGTGGCAGTCGTGTGCATGATGATGCGCCCGATGCTGATGAGGGTGCTATCTGGATGCTCCAGCGCAACACTCGACAAGTTATTTACAAACCGAGGTTTGGCAAGCGTCCGACCTCTAAAAACAGTTGGTAATATGATTAGACTATTCAAAGATTTGCTTTTCGCTTGGCGTTACAAGCGTGCCGTCAAAGAAGCCATCATGCTCTCCCAGGGCAGTGGCTTGAAGTATTATGTTCTTTACATGAATGGTGGTTTGAAGGTCGTACCCAAGCAGACCATCAAGACGCTTGTGAAACGTCATCGTTTCAAGAAGGGTACAAAGGTTGAAGACATTGAACGGCGTGCCTTGTTTGTGACAAAGTAAGGAGGTGAATCATGTTTATAACAGAAGATGATTATAAGGTGGTTATCGGCGACACCGCCATGAAGGTGGTTTCTCAGGCATCAGCCGAGAATCGTGCCAATGCCGAGCGTGAGGCACAGGAGGAAATTTCGGGCTATCTGCGTCCAAAGTACGATTGTGATGCGGTGTTTGCTGCGGAAGGCGAAATGCGCAACCATCAGATTGTGATGTTCACTTGCGACATTGCCCTTTACCACATGGTTTCGGCCATGCCTCAAAAGATGGGTTCCGACATTCGTAAGGAACGCTATGAGCGTGCCATCAAGTGGTTGGAGGGTGTTCAGTCTGGCAAGATTGTTCCAGACTTGCCACTGATGCTGGATGATAACGGTGAAATGGTTGGCAGTTCCATCGTCTATGGCTGTCAGCGTAAACTTAGACATAATTGGTAAACGACATGGGATATATTCAGAATTTTATACAGAGCATTACAGGCAAACCACGCATCTTGCACACCACGCATGGTGATTTCAATCTTGCCAAGGCTTCTGGGCGCAAGAACGTCCAGAAAATAGTGGCACAGCTACAACGCACCACTGAGGCACTCACTCGCTCTGATATGCAAGACTGGCGCAATGCCTGGCAGATGGCCATCAGTGTGGAAAGTCCAAACCGCCAACGTCTTTATGACATCTATCGTGACGCTGATGTTGATGCGCACCTTTCGGGATGCGTGGAACAGCGCAAGGGCTTTGTGATGGCTCGTTCCTTCAAGATCATTGACAAGAATGAGAATGTGAAGGATGATGCGCTGCACTATTTCAACCAGGCATGGTTTAAGCAACTTTTGCGCCTTGCCTTGGATTCCATCTATTGGGGTCACTCGCTCATTGAGCTTGGCGACATTACCACTGATGGTGACGGTTGTCTATGCTTCAATGGTGTGAAGCTGATAAACCGCAAGTATGTCATTCCTGAGTATGGTCGTGTTATCACAGACCTTGGCATGGACTGGACTACTGGCATCGACTACCATCAGCCACCTTTCACTGACTGGCTCATTGAGGCAGGTCAGCCTGATGATTTGGGACTTTACTTGAAGGCTGCTGCACACACCATCCCGAAAAAGAACACGCTTGCCTTCTGGGACACGTTCGGTGAAATCTTTGGTATGCCTATGCGCATTGGCCACACCACCGTCCGTGACGAAAAGGAGCTTTCCAAGATGGAGAACATGATGGCTACCATGGGAACTGAGTTCTGGGCTTTGTTTCCAGAGGGTACTGACATTGAGGTGGTGGAAAGCACCAAGGGCGATGCGTTCAATGTGTATGACAAGCGTGTTGACCGTGCCAACTCAGAACTGTCAAAGCTCATTATTGGCCAGACAATGACCATTGAGGATGGCAGTAGCCTTTCACAGTCGCAAACCCATCTTGAAGTGTTCCAGAACCTTGTAGAGAGTGATGCGGATATGTTGGCAGACCTTGTGAACAATCAGCTAATTCCTCGCATGGTGAAACTTGGCTTTCCTCTTCAAGGTTTGCGCTTTGCATGGGATGATGCAGTTGATTACACTCCAGAACAGCAATTCACATACGAAAAGATGATAGCCGACCGTTATGAGGTCGATCCAAAATATTTTGCCGACAAGTACAACATGCCAGTTGGTGAACGCCGTCAGCAACAATTTCCTGCACCTGACCCAGACGATGATGGTGAGAATAAGGATGATAAGGGCAAGAAGACGCAAAAGAATGCACATCCTTTTTTCGATTAAGCCCCACCGACTATGTGGGGCTGCACCAGCGGTATGCAGAAATCTTAGGTGAAGGGCTTTCCGTTGCTTCATTGTGCCTGAGCAAGAAGGAAGAAGAAATTGATGCTATTGCCAAAAAATGGGCAAGCGTTATCAGTAATAAGTATGTGAGGGAACAAGCGGAAGAAGCTGCACGAATTGCGCTTAGGCACGGCATCAAGGAGTTGCCAGAGTTGCGTGAAGCAGATTTGGGGCCTATCCGAAAATATCATGGCATCCGTGCATCATTTCATGCTGGTATGACAGACGATCTACCTTCTATCATCCGTGTGAACAAAAAAGGTTACAGAGGTTGGAGGGAGGCTCATGCAAATGCCGTCCGTTATGGTCAGCTCACTCAAGATAACGCTATTTTGCATGAATTAGGACATTACATTGACTACTGCAATGATTCTGCCAATTTCAGAAAGCTCGAACACACATGGAAGGTTGAGAATGTGGATGAGGCATTGGTAAAAAAGCACCTTTCCACTTATGCGCTTTCCGACTATGCTGAGTTTGAGGCAGAACTGAATGCAGCCATTATGAGTGGCAAGGTGTTGCCAAAAGAATTGCTTTCTTACTCTCACATGAATAAGGTGAACACGCCTCTGGCTAAACGTATGCTTAGCATAGGCTCTGGTGATAGTGTTTGCCTTCCAAGTGAAGAGGTTAGCAAAGGTTTCAAGGATGCAATGAAAGCCCTTTTCCATCAGAAGGGAAGTTCTTTCTCCATCGACATCATGGCCGATGAAAACGTACAGAGCTTTATAGAGGCTCATACAAGCGTCCTCGACCGCAACTTGCAACGCTTGGAAATGTCCGACCTCATGCGTCAGCGTCTTACTCGCTCCAACTATATATTTAGTGGCTTGAAGACTTTCCATGAGTTGAATGAGGCTTTTCCGTCCTTGCTTGATGAGAATGGCAATAAAAAGACGTTTGAACGCTTTTTGAACGATGTCCGAAAGATAGATGAAACGTACAACTCCAACTATCTACGTGCTGAGTACAACTTTGTTCAGGCATCAGCGGAAATGGCTGCTAAGTGGGAAAAGTTCATGGAGGATGGTGATCATTATTATCTCCAGTATCGAACCCAGCATGATGATAAGGTTCGCCCAGAACACGCTTCGCTCGACCGTGTGACGCTTCCACCGTCCGATTCGTTCTGGGAATCATATTACCCACCTAACGGATGGAATTGCCGTTGCACGGTGGTTCAGGTTCTTAAACGAAAGTATGAGCCTACACCGCACGATGAAGCCATGTCACTGGGTGAGGAAGCTTTGCAGACCGATAAAAAAGGAATATTCCGTTTCAACTCAGGCAAGGAGCAAAAGACTTTTCCCGATTATAACCCTTATACCATCAAGCGGTGTCGTGACTGCGATATTGCCAAAGGTAAGCTAAACTTAGGTTTTGTTCCAGAAAATGAGTTGTGTGCTGCTTGCAAGTTGGTTCACAAGTGCCAAGATTTGAAAGGTTGTGTTCCTGATGAAATTTATGGCAATAGATTACTGATAAGCAAACAAGCCGACCAATCGGAAATTGTTCCTAACACAAGGGCTGCACGTGCTTTGGTTTCATCGTTCCCTGACATGACCATGCAAATCAGAAAAGATGTTGTTGGTTTCCAGGTCAAGAATCCAGAATATCTAATAAATGGAATGATTGCAGACCGCAAAGGTATCTTGTCACCAAATGGAGTTGCTTCAGGATTTAACAAAGCTATAAAGCAAGGATGTTCCGCTGTTGTTATTGATTTGGATATGCACCCAGAGAACTTCAAAGAACTCCAGACCATAAAAATGGCATCTGCAATAAACAACAGACACATGGATTTTGAAAATGGAACAATTCAGGAATGTTATGTAGTTTTCAATGGTAAAGCCGTTAGAATTACCGCAAATCACTTTGTCAGTGATACAAAACAGACCAAGGAAAATATTAAAATCGAATTGGATAAAATAAAGGGTGACAGAACGCCACCCTAAAGTGTGAAAGGAAAGCTTGAAGTTATCGCGCCGAATCTTCGACATTCACACGCTGCAAAGATAGTAATAAATTTCAATATAGCAACTAAATTACAACATTTTTTAAGGTTATTCGTTATAAAATGTATAGCAACAGAGTTTTATACGTAACTTTGCAGCCCAAAAGGTGGAATTTCCCAATAAGCCGTGTGGTTTATCGTGGGTACAACAATGCGAATGCGAATGGCGGTGTCGTGAATGCGAATGCGAATAACGATGCAGCGAATGCGAATGCGAATGTCGGCTCACGCCTGGACAAACTGATTACACCATCAATCGGCCTACCATACCAGGTACGTGATTCCTAACATGGAGCCGAGGGAAACGAACCTCAGCAAACTACCAATATGGGAAAGCTGAAAAATCAAGTGTTGGGTGGAGTTTGGTAGGCCGTTCTTACGGCTCGAAGAAGTCAGACCCAGAGACAGGAAGGCCGAAAGGCCATTAAATTATTAACAATGCGTAGAGAAGGTTACATCATAGAAGAAATCATTGACTACTCCAATATGTCAGAGTCGTTTGATGAAGTTCTCCGTGGCAAGAAGCGGAAACGCTCACGCCAGGGACGCTACTTGCTTGCGCATCGTGAAGAGGTGATTAAGGAACTAACAGAGCAAATAGCTAATGGCTCTTTCCGTGTGAGTGGCTACCGTGAGCGCACAATCCACGAATACGGCAAAGAAAGGAACTTGCAGATTCTTTCGATGAAAGACCGCATAGGTGTCCATGCTATCATGTCCGTGGTGGACAGACATCTGCAAAGGCGTTACATACGCACAACAGCAGCATCCATCAAGGAACGTGGCACGCACGACCTTATGAAGGTAATTCGCCAAGATATGCAGCACGACCCAGAAGGCACGCTATATGCCTACAAGTTTGACATCAGGCATTTCTATGAGAATGTTCGTCAAGACTTTGCCATGTGGTGCCACCGCCGTGTGTTCAAAGACCAGAAGCTGCTTGTTATGTTGGAATCCTTTGTTACCATGCTGGACAGTGGCATCAGCTTTGGACTAAGAAGCTCACAAGCCACTGGCAACTTGTTGTTATCTGTATTTTTAGACCACTATTTGAAAGATAAGTGTGGGGTCGCTCATTTCTATCGCTATTGCGATGACGGCCTTGTGCTTGGTAAAACGAAAGCGGAATTATGGATGATTCGTGAAATTATCCACTTTCAGGTGAACCAGATTGATTTGGAGATAAAGCCAAATGAAAGGGTGTTCCCAGTGGATGAGGGCATTGACTTCTTGGGATATGTCATATATCCTGATCATGTGGCGATACGCAAGCGTATCAAGCATAAGTTTGCCCGAAAAATGCACGAGGTTAAATCGAGGAAAAGAAGGCGTGAGCTGATTGCCAGTTTCTATGGCATGACAAAGCACGCCGACTGTAATAGATTGTTTAATAAATTAACAGGCAAAACAATGAGATCATTTAAAGATTTGAACGTTTCTTATAAGCCGGCGGATGGCAAGAAGCGTTTCCCTGGGTCAGTGGTAAGCATCAGGGAATTAGTGAACTTACCAATCATCGTGAAGGACTTCGAGCTTGGCATCAAGACTGAGCAAGGCGAAGACCGCTGCATTGTCTCCATCGAACAGAACGGTGAGGCAAAGAAGTTTTTCACCAATTCGGAGGAAATGAAGAATATTCTCCAACAGATTAGTGAACTGCCAGATGGCTTGCCTTTTGAGACAACTATCAGAACAGAGACATTTGGCAAAGGTAGAACCAAATACGTATTTAGCTAATGAAACGAACAGAAGGAAGTGCGGTGGTGAAACTGCTTGAATGCGTGAACCCCGTCAAGAACAAATGGCGCATCCGTTGGGATGTCATAGTTAAAGAGGACGGTTCGGCCAACTACATGGAGGCAGAGTTTACCAATGGCAAGCCTTCTGTGGATGACATCAAGCGAACCGTCTTGGACTGGTACAACGAACAGACTGACCAAGCCATCATTTCTGGCTTCACATATAAGGATCAGGCAGTGTGGCTATCCACTGAAAACCAGTTCAACTATAAGGCTGCTTATGACCTTGCCGTGCAAACGGAAGGAAAAACGCTGCCAGTAACGTTCAAGTTTGGAACTGAGGATGAACCGTCATACCATACGTTTGACACACTTGAAGAACTCGCCGACTTTTATCTGAAAGCCACCGAATATGTGCAAAACACCTTGGCTGAGGGATGGAAGAAGAAGGATGCTTTTGATTTGAGCTTGTATCAGTAAGATTCAAACGGCATCCGAAGGACATTAAAAAAGCATCCGAAGCTGTCAAGGCATCGGATGCTTTAATCATATTTACTTGGACTGGTCAAGTTCTCTGTAACCCACATAACTATAAGTTTCAATGTTTTCCAAAATATCCTCATGGTTGTGGTTGGTTGTTGAATTGCTGATGTCGAACTCCTTGAAATGCTCACCGTCCACATCTGCCAGGGCTGTGTGAATCTTTTCCAAGAGGTCAAACACGGTCAAACTCTCTTCTCTTTGGTCGCTGTTGGCTGCACTGCTACCCAACCAGTCCGTCACAACGTGCAAGTTCACTTTCGCTTCTGTCACATAGCGCATACCTGCCACCGTAGCCTCCCAGTTGATTGGGCAAAGCTCCACAAACACCGCTGGACGTTCCCAGTTGTCTTCTTGTTCAATGAACTCCACATTGTGGTTCCAAAGGTCAATATACTTGATTTCTGGTATATTGCCCAGACGCTCACAAAGCATTTTGTAAATCTCTTTTCTCATTTCTTCAATCGTTTTTCAAAATGTTCCATTTCCTTTCCGAGGTATTCTTGCAAATTATCCTCAATGATGTCCGTAACTGCCTTTTCCACCTCTGGTGACAAACCCAGAAACTGCCTCTTTGGTATCTTGATTGTCGTGCCTTCCTTCTTCAAGGCCATGAACTTCCAGAACTCTGCCACGTCACTGATGTGCCGTGTCTTTTTGTCCTTGCGCTGCGTGCCGTCCTTGCGCCTTGCAAAGGTCAATGCACCTGCGGCATCCATGTACTTGTGCCAGAAATAGCCTTTCATTCGTTTTGTCACCACTATTTCACCACCTTCATTGTGAATTTCGGCGTATGGCAAATCAGTGTAAAAGCGGATGCTTGTTTCTCCCATCACGCTCTGTACGCTTCTCCTCAGCGTGCCAGTATCAACAAGAATATGCCCACCAGGTCGAAGTGGGCTTCTGTGTCGTTCCCATGCCTCACTGAAAAATGCCTGTCGTTCAAAGTTCTGGTCAAACTCGTCACTCAAGTCAACACGGATGTCACTCAGAATCCTCTTTACGATACTTTTTTCCTTGATCATCATACGAAAAATCAAAATACAGTTGAGCGTCTGCTGGAATCACGTTCTTGGATTCAGCAGACGCATTCAATATGTTGTAAAATTGACGCTCACTGATAGCATACTCAGGATATATGAACCTGCGCCATATCTCACGGTTTGGAACACCGTCTTTTACGTGCTGGTCATATATCCTGTTGATGTCAGCAACACGTTTCTGATAACTTAGTCCGCGTCGCTTTCCCATAGGGCTAAATGTTTGTTGAATGTTTAACCTTTGGATGATAAGGACGGATGTCAAGTGTCATTTCACAGCTCACTGTCACACGTCCACTTCCTTCACATTGTGGGCAAATGTCTTCGCCCTTCCTCCCAGTACCGTGGCACATTCTACACAGTGCCACCTTGGGTGCCTTGGTTGTCGTTGTCTTCATTGGCTTCTTGTTTAGTTTCTGTTGTTTCTACGTCTGTAACACTCAAAGGGATGATGTGCCACTTGTTGTGTTCGTCTTTCCACTCAGCTCTGATGAACTGCTTGGTGAGCGATGGCTGATAAGCCTCTTCGATGATTTGCACACCTTCCTTGAATTGGTCGTTGTCGCTCTTGTCTGCCAGTTTGCGAAGCTGCAACACACGGCTTGCCTTCAAGTTGCCTGTTCCGTCACGGCTCAAAAGCTGTAGGATGGTTGCCACAAGTTCCTTGCTCTTGGTGTCAGTTGCAAGGCTCTCGATGTACTTCTTGACGATGGCAATGCCGTCATTCACGGTGTCACGGTAGTCATCAATGCAGTTGTAGCCAAGCGTGAGGCGCATCTTTCCGTTTGAATGGGTGAAGGTGTGTGTGCGCTGGGTGTCCTTGGTCAGCTTCAACACGTTTGCCTTGATGTTGATGACTTCCGCAAAGTTCTCGTACACTTTGCGCTTCACTGCAAGCATCTGTTCTGACAGGCTGCGAAGTTCGGGGATAGCACTCTCAATCTCGCTGTCCACTAACTGGGCGTAAGCTTCACGGTCTTCCTTGCGCTTCTTAGCAGCCTTTTCCTTGGCTTGCTTCTCTTGGAACTGCTTGAAGGCTTCTGCCTCTTCCGCTGTCATTTCCACTGTCTGTTTCTTGTTTTCTTCCATTGTCTTATTGTTTTAAATGGGTTGTATTTTTAGGCATGAGGGATTCCATCCAAAGGGATATACATCACCATCCTGCCAGGATTGTTAACGTCTTCTTTTTCTTTCAAGCCACCTTTCTTCTTGATCGCTCTGAGCTTTCTTTGGAAATCTTCCATTTCGTCAAGTCGGATTCTGGCAAACTCCTTTCCGCAAATTCGGGGATGCTTGCAGAACTCATTGATGCGCTGCCAGTCGGTTGTGTCCACGCCAATCTCTTGTATCAGCTTTAGGCAGATGCTGCGATTGCGCTTCAATCGTTCTTTTCGACCACTCAGTTTCTCCAGACCGTCACAACAATCATTGTACTCTTGCAGTGTCATTTCCTTCAAACTCTCTGTGCGTCCGAATGTGTATTGACTGACGATTTCCTTCTTGAACTCTTCACGGCTGCCACAATAGCAAGGCAGTTCGTTGAATGAGGCAAAGAAACGGCTAAAGTTCGTTACTTGCTGCTTCATGGCCGATACCTCTGTATGTCATAAAATACTGGCGTGCCTCTTTCACGCTTGCAGCCATGCCAAGGGTCAAGTCTTCCGTCTCCAGTATTGGCACATTGTCGAAGCAAAGGAATATCTTGCCATTGAACTCTCTCGCCTGTAGTCTTAACATGGCTTCTTCTCTCACTTGCGCTGCACGTTTCTGTTCAGCCTTTTTCTTGCAGTTCTCACGCATGGCATGGAACCAATTACCGATTTTACTCATATCCGTTTATTTTTTAGTTGTCTTTTCATTGTTTGGTAGCCATGTTATTTCAATGATGGCTTTCATTTCTTTCTTGCCTTGGCATATAGGGCAAGGAACTTTCACGCTTTCCCAGTTGGCATCACGTCCCCAGAAGTAACCATTGCCGTGGCAATATTCACATTCATGCCCTTGGCTCACTATTCTCTCATGGGTGACTTGGCATGATGGTGCAACCAGTTCTAACACTCTTCGTTCTTTACTCATTGTCTTCCACCTCCTTTCTCTCACCAAGATACTCACACTTCATGGCATCAAGCGACATATCGTTTAATCTGCCAGACAAGTCTCTGAATATCTGTTCTTGATCCAGGTAGGTAAAATCCTTTGTCTTGTCCTTGATGATTGACACCAAGCTCTCAATCACTTCTTCCATAAGCTATATTGTTTGATAAGTTACTTTCTCATATCCATGCCACTGGATGATTCTGTTTGTCCACATCAGGCTTTTTGTTTTCAGTACAAACTTGCCTCTGTTCTTCTGTGAGCGCATTACATTCAAGTCGCACTCGTAATTTTGTTCAAGCCATTCTCTCATAACCGACTTGCATTGCTCTGCCGTCATCAAGATGAAAATGGTGTCACCATCCTTGTATTTGTCCATACGCCTTATGTTTCGTTGCTTGTCTGTATTACTCCATCCTCCCACACGGTGAATGCCTCACCAGCCTCACCAATGGCACGACCTTGGCAATATGCCTTATATCCTTGCACTCTCACCTTCATACCTGCCATGTACTTCAATCGGGCTGCTGGTTTGCCAAGCGGTTGTCCCTTGTATTCCTGGCTGATGAATATGAAGCACTTTCGAGGAAAGTCATCTGCAAGTGTCTTGGCTTGCTCATAGCTCCAATTTGAATATTGGAAACTGTCTATGATGACAAACTTGGCACTCTTGCGTTTTTTAAGCCTTGCCCTCAGATCGTCAAGGGTGTCATCTGTTGCCACACGAAACTTGCCTTGCACCTCATTCATCTTGTAGCGGTTGATGCGGTCTTGAAAGCTCTTGCTCACACCTTCCTCATAACTCAGGTAAAGAACGCCACCATACGAACAAAGTTCTTTGGCAAGCTGCATCACAAAGCTGCTCTTTCCGCTTGCGCTCGATCCTGACACAAACCATGTCTCTGTTATGCTTGGATAGCCAAACACCTTGCTCCATTTCTCACCCCAGGGAATGGTGACGTATGTCTTTGCTGCAATATCCCTGGGGCTGTATGCTCGCTTTGCCATCGTTATGCAAGTTTCAGTTTCTCAATCTCTGTATATACACGGCGCAAGCCACCATTGGTTTTTCTCACGATGGTTGCAATGTCGGCATCCTTTGGAGCGTTAGCCCTTGCCACTACTTCTGCTTGATGGCGCAAGAACCTGTCTCGCTCCTTGCCATCGTCTGGTGTCACCTTGGAGTATCTGCCACCGTAACGGCTCAACATTTCGGTGTAACCAACTTTCTTGCACTCGATGGAACGGTTTATCTTCTCTTTCAATCCATCGGCTCCCATCATGTACCAGGCGCAACAGCGTTCGGTTGCATTCCATAAGGCTTTGAGTTCCAAGAATGCCTCATACTGCAAATCACCAGCTTCATCAAGGATGATAAGAGGGTGTTCGATGGAACGAAGGTAATAAACCAAGTCTTCATACACATCAGCATAATGTCCTTTGCTATCCACGCCAAACTCAGATGCTATCTTGCGAACCAACTTCAACTTGGTCTTTACTTGTGAACAGTCGATATAAACTGCATTCTTGTGACCTTGCACATAATAGCGTGCCGTGAAGGTTTTTCCAATGTTGGGTATATCGCAAAGGATGCTGCTTTGCCCTGAGCCTTGACAGAACTCTATTTGCTTGGTGATATACTTGAAGGTCTCTGTTGGGGCTGCATTCCATTCTATTTCGTTGCGCAAGGCCACATTCAGCTTTCTTGCAATGCTCAACCAGTTGGCATCACTCAATGCCTTTTCTGTCTGACCGTTCTTCAACATACTGTAGATGGATGTTGAAAGTCCAAGGGCGGTTGCGTGCTTTGCGTCACTTGGATAGTTTGACCTGTTGGCTGCTATCGCTGCCAGGATCTTTTTCTTTGTTGCTTCTGCTATTGTCATATTCTTAATCTTTAATCGTTATTATAATGATGTTTGAACAGTGTTTAAAGGTCGGCCAAAGCCCTTTCCTCTATGCTCATTTCTGGCATATATACTTCATCGGGTTCTTCTATCTTTGGCGGTGGAAGTACAAAGGTTTCCTCTGCCTCTTCCTTTGGCACATCCGACTTCATTACTCCAACCTTGCCAATGGCATTGTCCTTGACGTATTTCGTGAATGAGGCAACTTTCTTCTGTTGCGCTTGGTATTTCTCCAAGTCTTCATCAGTCTGTTCTGCCATTACACGGTTGTAGGTTTCCACTCGTTCCACTTGGTCAATGAATCTGTCACCTTGAAAGATGAACACCTCTTGTGGTTTGCCGTCCGCATCTGGAATGTAGTATGCCGTCACCTTTTTGTTGTTTGGCTCCAGACGTTCCAGCTTTTCGGTCTTGCTCAACCACCAATCTTCGTATGCCACTCTTACGGTGGAGTTTCTTCTGATGCTTGTTTCCACTCTCTCACCAATGTATCTTGCAAGCGTAAGTTTGTCAAGCGGTTGAAGGGTTGGATTGATGTTGGCAACAAGAACGTCCCATCTGCTCATGCCAGGGTACTTCTTTTGATTTGGGTGCAAGCTGTGATTCCACTCATAGTTGTCTTGGCGGTCTTCAGCTATAAGTTGATCATAGCTGAAATATTCCTTATCCTCATACAGCTCATTGGTTTCATCACTGATTTTCTTACTTTCCGTTCGCCACTTGCCTTTTCCATAGAAACGGCCAATGCCCTCATGGTTCTTGTGGATGATGCTGCGTTTCTTCGCTCCGTTCAAGTTCTCTGCATATTTCTCTTGCGAGTTCTGAGGCGCACAGAAATGAACGAATGGGAATGCGACACCTGCTTGCAGAAATCCGTCTTTGTATTGCGACATCAAGTGATTCTCAACCTCAATACCTGCTGGCATACCCCAACCATTGCGTTCTATCAGTCGGAACATATCCCTAAAGCAGTCAAGCACCAGGATTTCATCCTTTTTCCTTGCGTAAGATGCGCCAATCACACATTGGCTGACCACATCATAAGCATAGTAAGCGTGAACCCTCTGCTTGGTGTCTTTCAACTTTCGTGTCAAGTCCACGTCATCCATTGTGATTTGGCTCAGAGAGAACTCACCTGCATGGCGGTGCATGTGCGGCATCTGTTCGTGCATGAAGGTGGTGTAACTCATAAGCTCATGTTCAATTAGCACCTTGTTTTTCGGTCGGTTCAAGTAGTTGGTGATTGTCGATTCACTCAAAACCTTTGGTTCACCGCTCTTGTCTGTGAAATCATCGGGGTTGAATAGTTCTCCAGTTTCAGGATCATAGACCTCTATTTCACCACAAACAAACGAATTGTATAGTTCCAAGACACTTGTGTTGAATGGCTTGTTAGGAAGTACTGCCAAGCCCAAAATCAAGCGTTCTGTCTTGTGGTCAACCTTGCGTGCGCTTTGGTTTCCAAACTTACCACTGATCAGACAGATATAGCCAAACTTCTTGTATTCGGCTACCTTCTTTCTGAATCGCATGGTTGAAGCTGGTAGCGTATGGCCAAATTTATCTTTGAGTGTTTTGATGGTGGTTGCCATCTTTTCCCAGTCGTATTTTTCTCCCATCAGCTTCTTTGATGCGCTTGCACGGTTGTAGAGCTTGATGCAAGTGTTCAGAACTGAGGCGTTCACCACATATTCCTTCACTTTCTCTTGTGTGAGGTCAAGCCCTGTCTTGGCACGGTCGTTGAAGAAAGCAACGGCTGCTTGGTCGGTCTCATAGTTGGACGTTATCCAACCTTCCAGTCTCACAGTGTCACCACCAGGATAAAGTTCATCCACCATTTTGCGGTAGATGGTAGGAATGCTATCAACGGCAACCAGAGCATAACGTCCTTGCCCCTTACCGCTACGCACCACATTGATGCGCTTCCTGGCAGATAGCTGCTTGTAGTTCGAGGCAGTCATTATGCCACCGTCAACAAGCTCACGTGCTGAAATGCAAAGTGTGTTACCGTAATACTCCATTTCTCACCTCCTTGATTATTCGGCACAAACAGGTCTTGCGTACTTTTTGTAAAGCTCTGGGGTAGTCAAGATGTCGGCATCCCTCTGTGTCCATGCTGCAAAGATGCTTTGGATTTCTTCCAGTTGCTTGATTTTCACATCCTGGTATTGCTTCATCATCTTGCCCTTGTAGAACACATCCACATTGCCATTGGCTTTGTTGCACTCAATCATTGCACCATTGGGGAAGTATTGGCGCATATAGCCATCTGCATCATGGATGGTCTCAACCTCTGGGGCAACTATCATCACAATGCCACCTTTCTGCTTGGCATATACACGGATGCGCTTTGCCTTGTCACTTTCGCCACGCTTCGCATCAAAGTTCAGGGCATAATAAACCATTTTCCCTGTAACGTTGAACGCTGCCATGATGTCCTGGCGAACTTCTCTTGTTACGTCAATGTACTTTTTCATTGCTTCCATTTTTAATCGTTATACAAATCTTGTTTTATCTTTTTAAGATGCAAAATTCGTCTTTCTCACGCCTTTTTTGTATCTTTGGCGCGGTGTTCCTTTAGTAACACGGTGCAAAGATAAACAAAATATCTCGATTATGCAAGAAAATAAACAAGAAAAATCGCTTATAAAGCAAAATATCTTGCTTTATTTAGCTAAAAAGGACGTTACGCCCTATGAATTTTACAAAAAATCGGGTGTAACACGTGGTATATTGCAACAAAACAATGGCATTAGTGAAGATAATATTGCAAGATTTCTCGCTTATGCTCCAGATGTAAATGTGGAATGGTTGATAACTGGCAATGGTGATATGTTGCGCACTATGCAAGAAAATAAACAAGAAAAATCGCTATATAATGATTCTTTAACATATTGCACTCCAAAGCTCGCTGATGATCCAAATGTTGGTAAGCCATACTATGATGTTGATTTCATAGGAGGCTTCACAGAGATATTTAACTCTCAGGTAAGCGTTCCAGCTACCAATATCGTCATCCGTGGTTTTGAGAAAGCTGATTTATGGTGCAATGTCACTGGTCATTCAATGGAGCCAAAAATCAATCATGGTGACATCATTGCCCTTCGCCAATGTACACTGGATGATGTTCAGTATGGCGAAATATACGCTGTTGTGCTTGACACGATACGAACCATCAAGATATTGCGCAAGTCTGATGATCCAGACAAGTTCCGTTTCATCCCAATCAACTTGCAAGATTTCGATGAACAAGAATACCCCAAATCAAGGATATTGAACATCTTTGAGGTCATTGGCAGCATCAGCAAGTTCTTTTAACCCCATAGTGACACCCCCTTTGGCACTCCAAGTGGGGTGTCACCCCCTCTTTATCGCCCAAAAAGCCCTATATATTATATATAATAAGGTGTAAACTTCAAAAATCGTTGCTCCGAAAGGGGTAGTTTCCTCACAATTAACCGCAAAAAGTGGTTAGTTTCTTCGTTCAGCTTTTTGTATGCCAACGACCCCACTTTTGTAACCCTTAATTCTCGAAAGTGTAACCCTTAACTGTAACCCTTAGTGTAACCCTTACCCAAAAATCACCACTTTTGAGCATGAAAAAAGGGAGCCGTGAAGCCCCCTCGTTAACATTCGGTTTGAACACCGTAAATAAGCCGTTCTAACGGCATTTTAACCATCATCATTCATAGACCCTTGGCGAGTGCCAGAAATGAGCGTAGATTGCTTTATAATAGCTCGTTTCGTGATTATTGACCCATTGCCAGACAGACCAGCATGAAGCAAGTAACTCTTGGTACAACCAACCTCCTCAGAGGTCAGCACGGTGTAAACCGCCGATATGCTTGAAAAGTAGAAGTCTTTCAAGCCATTATGTTTGCCCACAATAAGATGGACGTGTATAACTTTTGCCATATCTATTCATTTAAATTCCGGTGCAAATATACCAAATAATAATTATATGGAATAATTTTGCATTTTAAATAATCATAAAAGGGCAAAAATAAAGGGTAGCGATTGCCACCCATGCACAAGCCCCATCATCCTCATGTAAGCCATTTGTAAACCTCATTCAAGTCCACCGCCCTCAAACGCAAGCCAGAAGGCCACAGAATTAAACCAAAATTAAACTCATGTAAACGTTTCGTTTTGTGTCGCTATTCATGCAAGATTATCGTAACTAACTATATTTCAAAGACTTCACCCGATATTTAGGCATAAGGCTTTATATACGCTTCGTTCTGTGCCCTTTATATGGTAATCCATGGGTTGTTGACAGGAGCACTTTTCAATGCCTCCTGAAGATTGCTATATCCTCTGTTTTCATCCAGCTTGTCTATGATGATTTTATATTCATAGTTTCGCTTGATTTGGTATGGCTTGTTGTTTTTATCTTGCAGGTATATTAGATAATACTTTCCGTTGTGCCCCATAAGAACTTTTGAAGGTTCTGATGGCAGGTTGGTATCTTCGAATACGCCCGTAGGGTTAAACATCTGGGTGGCATCACCTGCCAGTCTGCTTCCGTCCAGGGGGGGAGTTACATAATCTACGTTCCATACCCATTTGGAGCCGCCTGTTGTTGGGGTGAATTTGAGGTTCGTTCTGTCGAATGGTGCCAGGGTTCCGTATGCCACTCCGTTTATCACTGTCAGTTTGAAGTCATTCTCCAGCGTCCTGTTTTCTTTCTTAGCATTTTCAATGGCATCTTTGCTCCATTCTGCCGAAATCTTAGCCCTGTCTCTGATGAGATGGATGATATAATCCTCCTTTGTAGTTTTGGGATTCAGATATTCTTTCAGTTTTTCTGGGTTCTCTTTGCAGATATATCCCCAATAGCGCGTAATCACAGACTGTTCTTCTGTGTGATAGGTCTCGAAAGTAGTCATGAGCAGGTTCTCATGCATGCCTGCCCATTTCCACTGATCGCTTTCATTGATGGTCTGGTAAACACTGCTTGTATTCGCCACCAGATGGATACGTGAGGTGTTGTTCGGAATCATTGCCGAAAAGTCTTTTGGCTCTGTGCTTCCGTTGGTCTTGATTCCTCCGCCGCTCACACCTTCTGCCGGGTTATGGGTAATGCTTCCAGTGTGATTGCCATTCTCGTCAACTTCATAATAGTTTCCGTTGTTTTCTCTTTTGAATCCAAGAACCGGAGTAAAATCATCCTGTATTTTGCCGAATCCCACAAACTGTCCCTTGTTGTCGAAGCAGAACAGCTTCATGGCTTCTTTGTTTCGGATACCTTCATTGAGGAACACGGTGCTTCGGGTAGTGTTCTCTTCGAAACTGGGAATGGCTATTCTGAAGCTGGCTTTATAGTAACCTTCTTCTGTTTCACTGGTCGTAGAAGGTTCTGGGTCAACCATAGAATCGGAACAGGCTGTCAACATGGTTGTTAACAGCACTGCTATGATTCCGATATATAATTTTATTTCTTTCATGTTACTAACCTTCTTTATTGTTGATTCTCAATATCTTCAATTTCATCCAGAGTCAAATCGTGGACACAGCGCACGTAGGTGCCATCTTGCTGCTTGTAGTTATTATAATCAGACTTATTACCGTCTAACGTCCAATAGTACGCACCCTTCAGCACTTGTTGTCCCACCGCCTTGTCATCTTTAGCCAACTCGTATATTCTCTTCACTTCTTCTCTGGTAGGAAGTCGCCAACCATTAAGTTGAAGCGTCTTGTTGTTCTGGGTTGTTGCACTTTCGCTATACTTACTGCAGTAGTCTATAGCATCTTGATAACTGCCTACCTGATTGCTATTACTCTTTTGGGTTGAAGCAATGATAAACGCAGGTGAAACCGTATTGTCTGTGGATTTATGATTTTCATTAACCACCGGCTTGGCTACGACATAGTCATTTGCCTTCTTGTTGTTGGCAAATTGTACGGTATAAAGACGATTGTCATATTGCCATTTAGCATCAGTGGTTCCGCTGCTTTTTAAATTCATCGAATAGATGGCAGGATACTTTCTGAAAAAGACTTCCTGTTCCTTATCTGAATTAGGGACATAAACCTTAAACGAGCCATATACGATAGTGTAGTTTATAGGTCGTCCTGCATGAAGGTCTATCCAGCCTCTCTTGTTGTCAGTATAGCTACCGTCATGTCCTACCAGGATTTGTCCGCAGTCATATCCGTTTTCTTTACCATATCTGTCGTAATAGTATGCTTTGGCATCCTTGATTTGGCAAGTCTCAGAAGCAAACCATTGGATGGTTTTATCTGCCTGGTTGTCATCCTCTACTCCCTTTATATCCAGCTTCGTAGGATATACCACCAGATAGCTTGCCTTATCAGCATCTACTTTAGTATCTTCTCCCGTAGTCCATTTGGTGATAGCCCATTTCAGATAGCCCAATTCTTCATTGTAATCAATGTTTATACTATCCTTGAGACGCTTGATGTCTGCATTTACCGTATAGATGTAGTTGCGTTCCAGCATCTTTTCTCCCTTTGGGTCACGAACGGGGATGGTCAGCTCTTTTTCCCTTGTATCATTCTTGTTATCTTTGCTTTCGAAAACAACCTTTACGGCAATTTTCGGAGCATCCTCCTGGCTGGTCCAGGTGGTGGAATAACTGTATGTAGTTACAGAACACTTGTTGGCTTCTATTTTATCCACCATGTTATCTGCGTTGTTGCTCTCGATGTTTGGCGTAGCTGTCTGGCCTGCAAATACAGAAGTATTGGTGTTGTAGTTGAGAAACTTCCACTTTACGTTTGTGATATTGTAGCCGTTTACTGATGAAGAGAGATTCAGCTTAATCTTGGCAGCCGCTCTCACCAGTTCTACGGGAATATCCTGTATAGGGTCTTTGCTGATGATATACTGCCCCTTGGCACTCATCAGAAACTTCTTGTCTTTTGCCTGAGGATAGGGAAGCCAGATGTCGTTGTCCTGCTGGGTGGCTGCCTGCAACTCTTCAAGAGTCTTCTTGCTGAGATCGGCTTGGGCATTGGCTACGGCATAGTAGTTGTAGGAATGATCTTCCTGTAGGTTGAGATTCACCTTCCAGTTGTCTTTGCCCAATACTTCTGCCTGATTTTCTGCAGGACTTGAACTCTGGTGATTGACACAGCACTCGCCGAATTCCGGCTCGAACATCTTGAAGTCAAGCTTTGACAAGGTCTTCTCATGAAGAGCGTCCTCATCATTTGCTCTTGACTTCTGCAGGTCGTTGACCATAGGAATCATGTTCAGCTGTTGTGCAGACGAGTTGTTTCCCAGCTCGTCTTCAGCCGAACATCCAGCTATGAGCAAACCTGCCGTCAGGGTCAAGATGCCTTTCGTGAATCTTATGTCTTTATATAACTTCTTCATGATGAATATTGTTTTCTTATGTCTTTATAATACTTGTTCGAAGTGAATGTCTTTGCCCGCATCCTCTCCGGTGGTACATCCCTTCAGTTTGAAATCAGGATTGAGAACAAACCTTTCGTTTGGATTCTTGGTCAGGAACACATGTGCTCTTACGTTGTGTGGCTGAGCCATATCCAGTCGGTTCTTGGGCACTACATAGAAGTAGAGGGTTTTCTTTGCTCCTTCCTTGTTGATGATGTAGCTTTCTATCTTGTAGCTGTCGGCCGACTGTCCATCTTTGTAACTTCCATCCGCATTACATTCTACGAATCCGAACAATGGGTTGTCTGTCTGGAGAATCCATGGTGCTCCTTTGGTGTCTATGTCCTTCAGTGTAATCTTCGGACCGCGTTGTGGCTGACCATAATATACCTTGTAGCCCCAATCAGTCTTGTCGGCATCAGGAAATATCACTTCTGTTGATGCATCGATGTAATCATACGTTCCACCATCTTGCCATTCTTTAATGGTTGGAGTAACGGTGAGCATGCCCATCTGTCCGTTGAGGAAGTAACCGTAAACTACCAGCTCGCGGTTGCGGATGGCTTTACCGTCTGTTGGGATACTGAAGTCAACGCTTTTTTCTTCCGTGCCTAAAGAATAATGAATCTTTCCTTTGATT